CTGGTTGCTCCTCATGAGCCAGGGCAGCAGGGCGGCGCCGCCGCGGCCGAAGAGCTGCACGGCCAGGGCAGTGCGCTCGGTAGAGTCCTTGAGGCCCGCCATGCGCTCACGTACGTTGCGCAGCACGCCCTCCGAATCGAGCCACTGCCCATTCGTGCCTTGTATGCTGACGCCGAGCGTCTTGAACATCTGGGCTTGGGCCGCCGTGGCGTCGCGGGCAGCGTAGAGGTTCTTCTCGAAGAACTTCATGCCTTGCGCGCCCGCTTGGGCTTCCACGCCCGACAATCGCCATTGCCCGGTAAGCCGCGAAGCCGCCTCCGAGGTCGCGCCGGTGAGACGCATGACATCCTTGATCGACTTGCCATATTCATAGTAGGTATTGATCGCCTTGCCGACGGCGGCAGCGATAGCGGCAAAGGCGGCGACGGCCACGATGGCGCCCGCCGACCACATCTTGTTGAGCATGCCTTGGGTCTTGCCGGCTTCCTTCGTAGAGGCATTCGTCTTGTCAATCTGCTGCCGAACGCGGGTCAGACCGGCCTCGGCGGAACGGGCGTCCGTAGTGATGTGGATGACTAGGTCTTCAAGAGTCACCGCGCTTCACCACCTTTGCGCCCAAGGCTTGAGCCAGATCCACGAGCCGGGATGTCTGTGCTTCCTCCTGGGCGCCTTCCGCCGTTCCCGGCTCGAAGCGCGGCATGAAGTCCTCTGGCGCCAGGGCCTTGGCCTTCTCGCCTTTGAGCAGGTTGTAAATCGTCGAGGCCACGATGCCGGCGCGCAGGTCCGCACGCTTCTCGCCGAACGGTTCCATGCCTTCGTAGAGCATCCACTCGCTCAACTCCCGACTCGTCGTGCGCTTGAGCAATTCCGGCACAGTGCAGCCCAGAGCGAGGGCTAGGCGATGGTAGAATCGTCGCTCTGGGCGCCGGAGTTTCCCTCAAGCGCCTTCAGGTCCTTCTTGGTCATGCCGGCCAGTCGCGCACCGACCTCGAAGATGCGGTCGAGCGCCTTGGCCGATTTGCGGCTCAGCGCCTGCACGTCTTCCTCGCTGAAGATGCGCGTGCCCTTCTCGTCCACGATGACGCGGGCCACGAACTTGGCGCGGAAGTCACGTGCCGAGAACTTCTCAGAGCCGTCCTTGCGCTCTACGACGCAAGAGGACTCGAAGGCGTCGCGTTGCTCGCCGGTCAGGGCCTTGATGCGCACAGTGCCGCCCCACTCGGGCACGGCGAGCTCTTCGTAGGTCACATCCTGAGCCGCCAGGATCGCGTCACGTGACAGCAGCTTCGCCTCAGCCATGACGATCACTCCGACGGCACGGTCAGGATGGGATCACCGGAGACGCGCAGCACCACGTCGGTCGTCACGGCGCCTGAGACCGGGAAGACGAAGGGGAACTCTTTCACCCGTGCCGCGAAGGCGAGCGTCATGCTCGGTACGTCGTCGTCCTTGATCTGGAAGTTGACGAGCGCCTTGGATTTCGAGGCGTCATAGAGCGCCTGTTGCGCCGTGTCGCCGGGGATGAAGTTGATCGGGAAGCTGCACTCGCCGCCGTCGCTCAAGCCCAGCAGGAACTCCTTGGCGGCGCTGTCGTGGCTGGAGACGTCGATCTCCTCGGCCGTCCCCTTCGGCGCCTTGATGTCGCCCACCTCAGGGATGCGCGAGAAGACTTCGGGCGTGGCGCCGTCACCGATGTAAACGCTGAATGGTCCACTCTGAATTGCTTGCGACATAGCTCCTCACTCTCGGGTTGAGATCTGGGTCCAGATCGTTGCGTCCACGATGACCCGGTATAGGTTCGTATCCGCCTCGGGCAGATCGACCAGGCCCGCCGGTGTAGCGCCCAGGCCGCACGTGTCGAGCGTGGCCAGTACGAGCTCTGCGAGCTCCCAGGCGGCCGCATAGGTCTTTGCCCAGCAGGCGAAGGAGGCGCGGGGCGTCAGCCAGCCGGAGATGCCGTCGTGCGAGTGCGGCCCTTCCGGCGCGCCGACGATGCTATAGACGACGCACGGGAAGCGAGCATCAGGATTCTGCGGGTCCGCCGGCGGCAGGCGGTCCGGGTAGAGCCGTGCGCCCGTCACGGCGCTGAGCGCGGCGTTGGCCGCCAGCGCGGCGTAGATCTGCGTCGGGGCGGTCACCGCTTCCTCATCTCGTTTCGCAGAACGTCGCGCACCACGCGCTGAACCTCGGCCCGCTTCGCCTCGAGGGCCGGGCGCATGTAGGGCTGCGCCGTCATGTTCACTGTGCCGTACTCGACGTAGGCCGCGTACTCGGCGTGTGGCCCCACCTGGGCGCCTGAGAGGCCCTCTGGCGCGCTCTGGATGCTGTTGCGTAGGAAGCCCGTGTCCACGGGGCAGCGGCGCTTAGCGTCGCCCTCGATCACCATGGCGCCCTTCATGCAGGCCGTCCGAGACGCACGTGCGGGGGCCGTCGCGATGTCGCTGAGTTGCTTGAGCAGCTTCCCGGCACCGAGGAGACTGAAGTCGGCCCCGCTCACGTCGTCACCTCGCGCAGATCGCAGTGCAGGAAGCCCAGCGTTTCGTATGGTGCGCCCTCGATCTCGTAGGTGAGCGGGCTGGCAAGGTCGACTCCGAAACGCTGCGTGAGTTGCACGCGGTCACGGCGAGTGATCGCCGTGCCGACGGGCAGGCGCAGTCTGGCGACCACGACGGCGAGCGTGCCGTCGGCGCGATGCTGCTCCGCTGAGGAGACGGGCGAGAAGAGGCATGCTAGGGCAGCACCTGCGGCGTAGCCGGGCACCACCGCGCCCACCGCGTCCTGCGTCTCGGAGTAGGCCAGCACGACGCAGGTGTCGCCCATCTCGTCCTCATAGGCGGCGCGGATGCCGGCGAGATCGGGTGCGCTGATCTTCATTCGATTACCTGCGGGTTGTTCACCACGAGGCTGGCGTCCAGTTGCACTCCTGGCAACTGAGGCACCCCTGGCAGCGCCTCAAGCGCGTCCAGGCCCTCGTAGACCTCCTCTTCGCGGTGGGAGATCATGGTCGTGCTGGTAACGCGCGAACGGGCCCGGCACTTGGCCGCCTGGCGCTCGTAGTCTCGCACGACCTGCGAGCGGCTTAGCGTCGTACCGTCCACGGATACGTCGCAAAGCCCAGCGGCCGCGGCCGCCTTCTCCTCCCAGACCTCGGCGCCTGCGGCGTAGAGATCGTAGGTGGGACTCCATGATGCATCGAGCGGCTGCCGACCGCTTGCATCGGAAACCGCGTGGGATTCGATCACGGCGGCGAGCGCAATATCGCTGTAGGTGGTCGAGCCGGGCTCGGCCACCAAGCGCCGCAAACGTGCGATCTGTTCTGCGCTCGCCGCCATCTCACATCACCTCGCCTTCTATCTCGCCTAGTTGACGAGGTAGAAGAGCTCGACGTGCTTGGTGCCGTTCGCCGTGCCGCTGAGCGTGTAGAGGTTCGACTCCAGCACCGTGGCGCTGACGGCGAGACTGCCGCCGTCGGTGGCCCCGTCGAAGAGCTTCACGAGCAGGCGCACCGCCGAATCGAGCTTGTGCACCAGGCCGAAGACGTTCTGCGTGCCCACCGAGATCGTCTCGTCGGCGTCCTTCTGGCAGGGCGCCACCAGCTCGGTGATCGACTTGTAGGCCGCCGTCCCCAGGGCCAGCAGGTCGCCGGCACCGTCGCAGGCGATCGTCGTGATCAGGTCCGCACCAGCGGCGTTCTTGCCGATGATGGTAAGCTCCTGGTCCATGTCGATCTCGTTGCAGGTCGTCGAGAGGCAACGCGGCACGTCGGGTTGCGTGGTCGGGAGTACGCGCTGGCCGACGAGATTCCACGTGGCGCCAGCCAGGTGGGCTTTCACCGCCGTGCCGGCGTAGGCACGCTGCACGGTGTAGATGGGCGCGTTGGCGATGCTAGTGACGAGCACCCACTCGTCCTGCGCGGCGTCCTTCAGCACATCGCCCACGGCGACGGTGCCCGCCTCGGTGACCTTTAGTTGTGTCTCGATTGCAGTGGCCAGGAACGTGTCGGCAGCCGCCGTCTTGGCGTAGGTCGCCGGCAGCGCGATCGCCGCGTGCACGGTCGCCGGGCCGGAAGCGACCGGCGCCTGGTCGTAGTGGGCGATGAAGGCCCGCTTGGGCGCCGTCGAACCGGCAACGCCCTGGATCTTGTGCCCCGCGAAGGGGTTGAACGGATACAGACTCATGAGGTTGTACTCCTCTCTACCTTAGTCATCTGAGCCATGTCGTTTCAGGCCCGCCTCTTTAAGCCGCCGTGAGGACGGTGAAGGGCGAGCGGTTGGCCGCGGTCGGTTGCATGCGGTTGATGGGGTTGGGCAGCGCCACGCCACAGCGGAAGGTCAGCATCAGAGCGACCATCCTTTGCTGGAGCAGGTTGTAGACGATGGCCCCGCTGCCATCCTGGATGACGCCCTCCTTGAAGACGGCGAACTCGATGTCCTTACGCACGCTGTAGACCAGCTCGCTCCACTGCCCGCCGATGAGCAGCGGGTCGGCCTTGATGGCGCCGTTCAGCGGATAGGTCAGCGGCACGCCGTCGATCTCACCGTTGGGGAACATCGGCTGGCCGTTGGCGTCGCGGGCGCCGCGCACCTTGCCCTTGACGACCGTGGAGGCGATGTGGCCGTTGGCCATGAAGCCATCGGCTTCGAGCTTGGCGAGATAGCCACCCTCATCGTTGACGGCCCCGTAGAGGTCGTCGAAGGAGGCCAGAGCCGTGGTGTTGCCGGCAGCCAGCGCGTGACCGGCGATGCCGGTCGAGGAGATGGCCGTCTGCCAGCTCGCCGGCATGCCGTCGCCGTAGAGCAGAGCCCC